ATGCACTCAATCTATCACATATTTCTATGTCAAGACCAAAGGCGTCTTTCTCCTCTCCTCGTATCACACGGCTTCTAAATTCCTGTATTTCTTTCAGTGTACAGAGCCTCTCACTTTCAATTTCCTGCTGCCTCTTTGCTATATAGGCAGATACTTCAACATTTTTCAACAACCTTTGTCCAATAGAATAGGCGGTTTTCTCTGAATATCCCGCCCTTTTTGCAGCTTCTGTTGCGTTTCCACATTCAATGTAAAAATCTGCGAATTTCTTTTGTTTTGGCGTTATTTTCTTCATCCACTGACTGCCTTATATATTTCCAGCAGGCACTCAATAATTTCCAGTTTGGAAGCACTGCTCATAATCTCGTAATTCTGCTCTTTCCACTCTCCTTTTTTCTTAAAAAAGTGAAGAACTTTAATATTTAATGCTGTAATTGTTATAAAATGTTGAGTTTTTGTTGAAAAAAATTGTCTCCGGCTTACGGTAACAGCTAAACCCTGCTGCAATATTGCCATCTGCAATTTTTGAATTGTTTTATTTGCATTCATCCTGCTGCCACCTCCAAAAAAAACATAAAAAAAGAGCCAAATACACGGTTTTTCTCCATGTATTTGGCTCATCGGCTCTGTTACACATATTATATTTTCTTTTTTGATACAAGTCAACAAGTTGCACCGGTGCAACTGCTGCACTTTTAAATAAAAAGGACATACCATTATGGTACATCCTCTTGGTAGTCAACCGGAATTGAACCGATGCCTTGTCTATCAACCTGTTCTGCCAGCCTAAACTATCTTCTACCTTATGCAAGTTACCCGGAATTGCACCGGGCTCTCCGCTATGCGGTATTCTCCTCTGTGAACTATAGCCTTGCAACTTAAATATACCATATCCCATTTATAAATTCAATTTCTTTCGTTTGCGTTCCCATTGCTGCAATACATTATTTACTAACTTTTCGTCTTTCCCAGACAATCCTGGATATGTTCCATATTCGTCATGTTCATATCCGTTATGAGTGTGTGGCAATGCTCCATTATGCTTCTTTCCTTTCACATCAATTTGCTTCACTCTTTCCCCTTCAGCATCATGAAATGTGATATATTTAATGTCGTTGAATTTATCTACTGTAGCATATACACGCCCTGGTGTCATTGTTTCCATCGGAGCCTTCGCTCCGCCATCATTGGCTCGGACTACTTTTACATTTCCGAATTGTGCAATGGTCTTGTACTCAGTTCCATATCGTTTGCCGCTATCGCTTATCCCACTACTCGCTCCTCTGCCGCCCATTAAATGTCTTTCCTTTCTCCGCGTCTGCCGCGTGTGCTTCTTCTCTGGTCTCCGCTGCTGCCACCCAGTCCACTAGAACTACCACGCCCACCCAAAAATTGTAAATTTACTACCATTGTGATACCTCCGCCTCATGCCATTTTTCACTAAACTGCTTTATGTGTATAATATTTTTCTTGCATTCATCTGGTACTCTGCCATAAAAGATAATCTGTGTAGGTTGTAACCTCTCCACCATCTCATGATAGCCGTCCAGAAAACATCGTTTCTTTTCCTTATTGTTCTGTGTTCCAACGGAAGATACTGCAACAACACTTTGTGTAGGTTCTCCATCGAAACACCATTCAAATGATTTCTGATCACTCCAACAGATCGTAGGAATCACATTGATACCATACATCTGCCAATATGCACCAATCCAGTGCTTACGATAATGGTTATAGATTTGCAATGGCTTTGGGAAATCCGTATACAGGCTAAAATCCGGTGTCAGCACGTACTTGAATCGCTGCAACATTGGAATGTATCTGTCCGGTTCTGTCCATACTCTGGTAAACTGGTAATCATCCAAGAAGAAATGCACTGCTTTGTTCTCTGGTTCTTTTGCATTTCTGGCATAATTAAATCCAATAAATTCTGCATTATTAAATTGTATAGATTCTATTTGTGGTATGTCATACTCCCCAATTCCATTAAATAGCATTCGCTGTACATTTTCATAATTCCTTTGTGTCCTATACATCTTTCCTCCAAAATAAAAAGAGCCGGACATATAAAACATTTAAGTTCTATACATCGGCTCTATGGCGCTAACTTATGC